GTTGACTGTCACAACGGTGTTTCCGGCGGCTGAAACGGCCATGCCAAAGTACGTATTTGCTGTCGCAGTTTTGGTCAGTTCTTCTTCGGTCGCGTCCCAGTACAGCGCGTCAAACAACGCAATAACATCCGAAGACTTGCACGGAACTTCCCACACGCCTTCAAGGGCAACTGTTCCGGTGTCGCCGTTGTCGATATCCACTGTAGCGATTGCGCACCTGGTGCCGAGGACAACCACATCCCCGGATTCGATATCGGCAGATGCGACATAATCAAGACGCTTGCCTTCCTGGATAAAATTTGTAGCCATGATCGATACTCCTTTTATGGATCAGCCCGGATCAAGATCCGGGCTGGTTGCTGGTTGGGTTATGCGCCTACGTTCTTGAGCATCCCGCGATGATCCAGGGCACGGACACCGACATCAAGACGGACCAGGTATTCACGGCCATCCACGTTCATGGATTCGGTTTCCTCAATGACAGGGGCCTGGATGCCGTCCAGAAACAGGACTTCAACGGTGTCCACCTGAGAGGCAGACGCTGCGAGATACCAGCTCTTGGGGTTCAGTGCGTCCAGACGGGCTTCGACAACAGGGGTCAACGCATTCTTCCAGGGATTGTATACTCCGGAGGACTTGTCAGCATCAGGCAGAGAGGCGGAACGCAGGATCACTTCTGCGGTTGTCTCCAGGGCAGCAGGCACAAGCAGATACGAAGGCGAGATATTCAGAGTCGCACCACCGGGACCTTTCTGGATGCGCATTGCAGCACGGGCAATACCCAGGGACGATGCGGACAGAGCCGCTGCGCTGGGAAGGTTGCCATGGTCGGAATGGAACAACGCAACATCATCATAGGCCATGGTCTGGTTGCTGGTGAGTACGGCATAGACCAGATCATTGATGCGGCGGGTTGCAGCAGCACCAAAGGCGCGGGGGATGCGGGTCAGCATGCCCAGATCGTCGTTGATGATCGCCTGCCTGGTAAGACGGAACGCCTTGCCGTAGGTTTTCAGCTGGTTGGTTTCCTTGAACTCGGAGAATTTCCCGTGAGTATATTCGCCGTCTTCATTGATCAGGGACAATGCCGGGGCTTCGGAAAGCTGGACACGGTCTGCAGACTTGAAATCATTGGCCGAGCTTGTAGCGCACCATGCCTGCCACGTAGACGGGGCTTCCTGGTACGCATCCATAGCCACCTTGTTGGCAACATTGGCGAGGATATTCGGGAAATCGCTGGTAGATGCCAGACGAACGGTGCCCAGAGCAGACCCGGCAAGGGTCATGTTGGACATGCCATGGGTGTTGATACCCATACGCTGGAGATATTCACGGGAGAGTTCCCGCAGGGTCATCCCGCGCAGGTCGTTGGCACCGGGCTCCACCTTTTCCAGCTTGATGCCGCAACGCATGGAAAGGGCATGTTCGGCGGCAGTGTTGAATTTTTCCATCTCGGTCCGACCACCCATTACGGATGCAGGAGTGGATGGGGGATTGTCGGCCATAGCCAGCTCGACCATTTTCTCTGTCACCTGGGCTGCGGAGAGTTTCACGTTGTCGCGGATACATCCGGTGACTTTTTCAGCGGCGAGGCCCAAGGCTGCACCACGGCTCTGCAGGTCCATGACCTGGGCGGCTGAGAGTTCGGCCTGTACGGGTTCGGTCTTTGCCGGTGCGGGAGCTGCAGGGGCCTTGGATTCCTGCATAGCCAGGGAAATGGTAGTAGCGTCCAGGCCGTCAAAAAATGCCTGGGCTTCAACATCAGTAGCCTGGGCAGAGAGGCCCAGACGTTCGAGCAGTGCTCTGAGTTTCTTGTTCATGAGTTCTACCTCCTGCCCGTTGGGGGCGGGTTGTTCTGCCGGTCTCTCCATGGAGACTGCGGCTGTGTCGTCGTCTGCCCCAAACGGTACAAACGATACTTCAAAGACTTCGGACTCCATCCAAACAGATATAGGGCCTTCCACGGTCTGGCCATTAACCTCATGGGTTGATCCCTGGGCGATCTCCAAAATCTTTTTGGCCTGCACCCCGATGGACGCCTGCCATGGGAACCCCTCGTCAGCGAGGGCCAGCACTTCGCGGCCTTCTGCCGTGGCGGTGGAGAAATTCCCCGTGGCCATGAACCCGGTATCCGATGCCTCGGTGGTGTCGATGGTCCCAACAATGCGGGAAACATCGTGCTGACGCAGGGCGGGCATGGTCTCCTTGGCCGCTTTGATGCCCGCAAGATCAATAACAAATTTACCCCAGTATCCCCAGTCAATCACCTTGCCCGTATACCCGAGCATGGAAAACCGGCGGGGCTTGCCCTCGGTTGCGGCCTCCAGGGTGACTTTGGTGTCCCCGGACAACCGCACCCGGTTGTTGTCAATAAATTCAGCCAGCCGTGCATTGTTCCAGGCCCCGGCACAGGCAGACATGGCCTGCGTCTCGCTCATGCCGTCAGCGGTCTTGGCCTGGGCGCAGCGGGACAAAAAATCCTGTTTGGCCTCAGTGGCTCCAGGAGATCCCGGAGCGGCAAGACATACCCGCGTGGGCCTAGTTTGTGTTTTCAGCGTCATTGCGTATCTCCCGCAGTTCTTTAAGCTCCCGTTCTTCGCGGAGCAGTTGATCTCTGATTTCGTCGTAGTCCTCACCCTTGGCCGCGCAGATTTTGCGGCGGGTGGTGACACCCATGTCCAGCTCGGTGACTGACGCCTTGGAGTCCTTGGTTGGGTCAACCCATGTCCATCCGGGATTCTGCCAGCTTACGGCCACATCTTCAGGGCGCAGGTCGTCGGACAAGCCCACGGCAAACATGACGGCCAGCCATTTCTTGGCAATGGGGGTGTTCAATTTTCTATTGATAAGATCCTGCTGACCCGTCCATCCCCGACGTTCGTCCAGAGATGCCGAGCGTTCGGATGAGTAGGATGATTCGGTGTAATCGTGGGAAAAATTGCCGTAACGAAGGCCGAACCCGACGGACTGGCCCTTGAGAGAGTTTTTGACGTATGGTTCATACGTGGACCCCGGACGGTCGCTTTTGGCTACCTGGATTTCTGTCCCCTGGGGGAGCATCTGGATACGTCCGGGCTCGATATAATCGCCCAGCTCGGAATCCGGAACGGCACCACCAGCCCCATTATCAACACCGCCCACGGGATTAACGGCCATGCCCCCATACTCTGAAGACTTAACGAAAATTCCAAACGCCGAGGCCAGCCGTGCGGCAATGCGCTCGGAACTCTGGTACTCTCCCAGGTCGTGGATTTCTTCGATGAGTGCGGCAAGACGGGAAACACCGCGTGTTTGTGATGCACGCTTGGCCGTGAAAAAATGGAGCATGTGGGATGCAGGATAGGTGATGGTGTCCAGCTGCCCGGGCAGATAATCGCCGGGGTGGGCGGTATAGCACTTGTACTCGGTGGGATCGCCTTTAAGATTAAAGACAACCCCGCGTTTGGCGTACTGGGTATCGGAGATCCAGCCGTCAATGGTTTCGTTTAAAATGTCAGATTCGTGCAGGGTGAGACGCAAGGGACAGACATCATCTGCCAGCCAGTCAGCATCGAGCCAATCATGGGCCAGCACTTCGCCATCGATCCACCAGTGACGCAGGACCAGCCCCTGTAATTCGGTAAACCCGATCTTCTCAGCCCAGGTCTTCCATTTCTTTTCCAGGCCGTTCAGGGGTTCGCCGGTACGGGCATGGACAAATTGCGGACGGATGCCCAGATGGATAACATTAGCAACGATCTTATCCAGAGCCCCGTCTACATACGTATTGTTCCGGACCAGATCCCGAGCCCGGGCAACAAGCAAACTATTGTCCTTGCGCAAAATAGCATCGGCAGACTTACGCCTGGGCAACCACCGCGCATTATGCCCGGACCGGTTAGCGGACACGTAAGAAAGCATCCGCTGCCGATTCCCAGCCCAACGCATGGCAGCACCAGGAGCAACCAGCCCCATGGTGCGCGCACAGATGCGGGTCCAAAGATCCAGGCTCCTTCTCATCTACGCCCCCCAAAAACAGCAGAAGCAGACTTGAGCCGCCCACCACGCTGGGCAAGGGCAATTTTATTTTCCAATCGTTCAATACGGGATTCTAAAACGGGCAGGTCTGCCCGAGTATACGACAAACCGCCCTCGATCTCGTACTTCTGACCAGTGGTCAGTACGGAATCGCGGGCGGTTTCATATTTTAGGAGGGTAGCTTGCAGCTCTGTGAGTGTGGCCATTATATCCCCAATGTGTGTTTTACATCTCTTTCACACAATGGTTGGACACATCCGCAAAACAAAATCAAGGGGCAGAGTACCAGCTATAGTATAATACTAATTGACAAACACAAAAAAACCCGCCGGGGGGCGGGTCAATGGCGCTAAGCAATTTCTAAAGGATCAAACTTCAAACCTGAATTATACCTCAAAGGTCCCCCCTTGAGTCGGGTACGTGCAAGAAGGTCCCCCCTTGAGTCGGGTACGTGCAAGAAGGTCCCCCCTTGAGTCGGG